GCCACAGGCAGGTTACTATGAGGGCTATGTGGGTGACGATGCTGGCGCTGCGCTAGTCGGAGGTCTTATCGGATTTGGTCTTGGCTATGTCGTAGGTGAAAACAATAACAACAATAACAACTATTATTACTACAAGCGCAACCACAAGAAGCACTATAAGTATCCTGGTGGGTGGAACAACGGACAGGGTCGTCCGCAGCCTAAGAAAAACCGACCACAACCAAATAATAACTAATATTTGTTCCTTTCACCTATTCATAAATACATGATATGTGGAAGGAAAGAAATATGCAAAAGTATAAGAATTTTATCTTTTGGTGGGTCTCAGTTCTCTTAGTAGCAACTGGAGTATTTTGGGCAAACCATTTTGGTTTAATAGAGCAGATATGGAACAATGACGTTACGTTAATAACGTCCGCTATCTCTTTAGTTTTTATCGTTTTCAATATAGCTTTAGGATGGATCACTTTTAAAGCAAGTGACCCATCTTTTTTGTTTTCAAATAAGAAATCAATAGAAAAGTTCTATGACATGGGTTGGTTCCTCTCAGAGATAATGATGGCTCTGGGTATGTTCGGTACTGTCATCGGATTGATTCTTATGCTCTCAACAAGTTTTGTAGGCACTGATGCATCACAGATGCAAGGTCAGTTAGGTGAAATGTGGAAGCACATGGGATTGGCATTGTACACAAATGCTGTTGGTATTGTTGCTTCTATCGTACTTAAACTTCAAGTATACTACACTGGCTATGAATTAGATGAAGCATAAAAAATTCGATTTTAGAACAGCGTATATCGACCTACTTCTAAATGTTCTGACAGGAATAATATTCCTCTTTATCCTCACAACTATATTCATTCAACCTCCTAAGAAGACGGAGAGTGAAGGTATCAAGCGTAATGCAGAACTTATTATTACTGCAACATGGGATACCATGATTGATTGTGACATTGACATGTGGATTAAAGATCCGCTAGGTAACATTGTATCTTTCCAACAATTAAGCAAAGGATTGATGACAATTGAACGTGATGATATGGGATTTAAGAACGACTTCCTATATGACATGAACGGCGAACTACTTTTGAAGGCAATGGAAAATAAAGAGATATGGACATTGCGTGGTAAACAAGTTGGTGAGTTCACGCTAAACCTGCACATGTATTCATGCAGAGTAAAAAATGTTCCGTTACAACTTGGAGCACCGTATGAAGTGACTGTCATCGTTGAGCTAATCAGATTAAATCCCACATACGTTACGGTCAAAAAAGAACTAATCGTTTTTAAATCTGTATGGGAGGAGGTTACTGTTTTCAACTTTAAAGTAAGTGAAGAAGGCGGTATTACCTTTCAAAAGGATTTCAGAAAACTTGTTAAGGATAAAAAAGCACAATGAACTTGGTTTATATCTTGATTGTCTTTTCTCTTTTGTATGTCTTGCAGATGTTTTTCACAAGAAACATCTTCCTTAAATTGATTGTTGTCACATATCTCTTTCTTGTTTCAAGTGCGATTTATTTTTCTATAGACACGTATAAGGGTTGGCCATCCAGTGATAAGATACTGAAAGGCACACTTGTCGCTGTCGAGATACTAGAGCCCAATGATACACATGAAGGTGCAATATACTTGTGGGTATATGATGAGAAGAAAGAAGAAAGTTTGTATCAAAAGGTTTTTCATTACAAACAACAACTAACAGCACCCAGGTCATATGTGATACCTTACACCAAAAAATCAAAAGAGATTTTTGAAGATGCAAAGAAGCAAATTGAAATGGGCATGACTGTAGAATTAAGTGCAGAAGGTGATGGTACGGAAGTTGAGGCAACAGGCAAAAGTACAGATAAAGAATTAAATAGCAACACAAAAGGTGCTGACGATTATGATGTGCCATCAGTGAATATAATTCCACCTAATGAAATATTAAGGAAGAATTAAATGAATACGCTAAAGGTAATAGTCCTATCGCTAAGTGCACTTATAATAACTGCATGTGCTACTGTCCAATCAACAATCAATCACGCAAAGGATGGTGTGGTTGCCGTACTCGTTGAAACAAACGCTGACACAGCAGGTAAACAGGGCGGTGCAGTAGGCACAGGATTCTTTATTAAAGAAAACTTCATATTGACCAACAATCATGTTATCGAAAGCGCAACCAAGATAGAGATAGCAGTTGAAAGTAACGAGACAACATACACTGCAGAAGTCATATACGCTGACAAAGCGTCAGACGTAGCAGCCATAAAGATTAAGGACTGGGAAAAGTTCAAGAAAGAAAACAAATATGATATTCTTCCGCTAACAACAAGGTATGACTTGTTAGAGGATGTGTATGCAATAGGACACCCATGGGGTCTATTTTGGTCGGTTAGCAAAGGCATAATATCAAAAGACCTTCTTCAAAAACCAGGCAGTAATAATTTCTTCATTCAAACAGATGCTCATGTGTATAACGGCAACTCTGGTGGTCCTCTAGTGGATAGTAGCGGTCATGTTATAGGTATAAATTCAAACATGATTGCAAACGAAGGCGGCAGTTATGGATTAGCTATACCTACTATTCTAGTAGAAAAAGTTATGAGTGACATGGAGAAGTACAAAGAGGTTCGCTGGGCAATCATAGGTGTGTCTCTTGAAAGCGGAAATGTTATTAAAGAAATAGATCCAACTAAACCAGCAGCACAATCAGAACTAAAAGAAGGTGACAAGATTGTTTCTATAAAAATTAAGGACGGTTTATTTCCCGTATCAACAATCTCAGATCTTATTTTTAGATTGTCCACTATTGATTATGAAGAACCCGTTACTCTAAATGTCATAAGAGACGGTATCAGTTTATCTATAAATGTAAATCCTACATACAAAATAAATTAGTTTCTGGTTGACAATTTAACGGTTAACTCGTATATATAATGTATATTGCGGGATAGAGAAGCGGTCATCTCGGTTGGCTCATACTCAGCAGAACGTGCGGTTCGAATCCCACTCCCGCAACCAAACTCTCGCCTAATGGGAGAGTAAAATTAACCTTGCATAATTGGAGGTCACATATGACTAAAGACTATTACACAGACCCATTCTCTTTCTCAAAGAGCCTTCTACCTTCTTCAATCGGGTTCGATCAAATGTTCAAGAACCTAGAAGCGGCCCAAAAAACTATCTCAAAGATGGCTGCAAATTATCCCCCATACAATATCAAGAAAGTAGACGAAAATAAGTATGTCATCGAACTTGCTGTTGCCGGTTTTGGCAAGCACGACATTGATCTTGAGATGCATGATGGCGTTTTGACTATTAAGGGTAACACCACACTTGATACACTTGTCAAGGACGGTGTTGATGTTACCTATCTTCACAAGGGTATTGCCGACCGTGCATTTACTCGTTCATTCTCTCTTGCAGACACCGTTGAAATTAAGAATGCCGAATTGCTAAATGGTATGTTGAAGGTGTGGCTTGAGAATATTATTCCTGAATCTAAAAAGCCACGCAAGATCAATATCAATGAACCTGCGGGTGGCAAGACAGAAGAAATTAATTCTGAAAGCACAAAGCAATTCTTAAGTGAGTATCAAAAGTGATACAAGCATGGAAGTATCTATTTGATGGGTTGTTCAGACCTAAATCATATGAACAACGCATGAACGATTTTTTAGGACAAGCAACTTCCCGTGAACATTTGGAATATCTTGAAAATGTATGGTTCACAAACAATAGGAGATATTAATATGGCTATATATTCTATTGAAGAGTGGGAGTGGCTAAATAGCCATTGAGCAACCGGCGAGGGGGAAACCCCTCGTCTTTTTTATGGAGAAACAATGAATAAAACTATGATGACACTCGCCGCTGTTCTTTTTGCCTTTGGCACAAACGCAGCGTATGCCCGTGATACAATTCGTATTGTAGGTAGCAGCACAGTATATCCCTTTACGACAACTGTAGCTGAAAATTTTGGCAAAAGAACAGGTATGCCTACCCCTATTGTAGAGTCTACGGGTACTGGTGGTGGATTTAAATTATTTTGTGCCGGTACAGGTGAAGATACACCAGATGCAGTCAACGCTTCAAGACCCATAAAAGAAGGCGAGATTGAAACTTGTAAGACAAACGGCGTTACAGCAGAAGAGATCAAAATTGGATTTGATGGTATTGTTTTAGCAATGTCAAAGGAAGATCCTGATATTGTTATTTCAACCCAGGTTCTTTATATGGCACTTGCAAAGTATGTTTATGTCGATGGTCAGTGGATCGAAAATCCTACAAAGACATGGAATGATCTTGGTTCTGCTCTCCCTTCTAATAAGATAGAAGTGTTAGGACCTCCGCCAACCTCAGGCACTCGTGACTCGTTCGTTGAATTGGTTCTTGAAAAGGAGTGTAAGAGGGTAATAGCTGAAAACGCTTTGACGGTCACTGCTGATGATGAAAAGATGTATTGTCGGTCAATGCGTGAAGATGGTGCATATGTTGAAGCGGGTGAAAATGATAATTTGATTGTACAGAAACTTGAGGCAAATCATAATGCATTGGGTATCTTTGGATATTCTTTCTTAGAAGAAAATACTAACGTCATTAAGGCTGTACAGATCAATAATGTCGCACCTTCATTTGAAACGATTGCAGACGGATCCTATCCGATCAGTCGCCCATTGTTCATTTACATTAAGAAAGAACATATCGGTGTAATTCCCGGCATTGAAGAATTTGTTGCAGAATTAAAGGATGAGGGAACCATAGGTGAGGAAGGTTACTTGGTTGATAAGGGTCTAATACCTCTACCTTAATTACTATCTTTAACACATTTTAGTTGACACATACTTCATAATGTTGTAGTATGTGTCATATTTTATTGTGAGGGTCCATGAAGTTTTACACGAGTGTTAATTTAGTTCGAAACAATATTCTATTGCGTGGATATGAGAATGGTGAGCGTGTTCAGGAATCTATTCCATACCAGCCTTATCTTTTCATAACATCCAAGACAGGCAACACTAAGTATCGCACTATGCAAGGTAAACCTGTAGATAAGTTGATGTTTGACTCTCCTAGCGAGGCCCGTGACTTTCTCAAGACGTATAAGGACGTTGAGGGGATGACTGTGTATGGGTTTGACCGCTTCGCATATACGTTTATCTATGATGAATATCCGGGTGAAATCGTCTATGACCCTGCAAAGATCAATGTCATTACTATGGATATCGAGGTTGCATCCGATGAAGGATTTCCCGATATTCAGAAAGCAGATAATCCCGTAACCGCTATTACACTCAAGCGTAAGGATGAGTATATCGTTATGGGTTGTGGCGACTACACTCCCTCAACCGATAAGGTCAAGTATCTAAAGTGTAAGGACGAGCATACACTTCTCACAAACTTTGTGAAGGTGTGGAACATGCCTACGTGGAATCCCGACATTATCACTGGGTGGAACATTGAGTTCTTCGACATTCCTTATCTCGTCAACCGTATCAGAAATCTTTTAGGAGAACACGAAGCAAAGAAACTTTCTCCTTGGAAGATCCTCGAGGAGAACGAAGTCGAGAGTCGTGGTCACAAAGTGCAGACGTTCCGCCCGATGGGTATCGCTGTTCTAGATTATCTGCAGTTGTATCGTAAGCATACCTACGTTCAACAGGAATCTTATAGTTTGAACAATATTGCCTTTGAGGAATTGGGTGAAAAGAAACTTGACTACTCTGAGTATGAGTCGCTCCTTGATCTGTATAAGAATGACTATCAAAAGTTTATCGACTACAATATCAAAGACGTTGATCTTGTCACCCGCCTTGATGACAAGTTGAAGTTGCTAGAACTAGTATACGCTCTCGCATATGATGCAAAGGTTAACTATGAAGATACTTTTGCTTCTGTGAAACCATGGGACGTTATCATTCATAACTATCTTCTTGATAAGAAAATTGTGATTCCGCAGTTTGAGAGTAATCCTAGCACAGAAGAACTTCCTGGTGGGTTTGTAAAAGAACCTCAGGTAGGTCTACACAAGTGGGTCGTGTCTTTTGACTTGAACTCGCTGTACCCACATTTGATCATGCAGTATAACATCTCACCAGATACGTTTGTCAAACGTCTGCCTTATGATATTGACGTTGATGGTATTCTGTCTGGCAAACTAAACAGTATTCGTGATGAGTTTGAAGGATGTTCTATTGCAGCGAACTTATGTGTCTATAGCAATGAGAAGCAAGGATTCCTCGCTGAGTTGATGCAGAAGATGTATGATGATCGTGTTATCTTCAAACAAAAGATGATCGAGGCAAAGAAGGAATACGAAAAAACACATTCGGAGCAAGCGAATAAAGATATATCTCGCTATCACAATATGCAGATGGCAAAGAAGATTCAGTTGAACTCTGCTTATGGTGCTCTGGGCAATCAGTATTTTCGTTGGTTCGACATGAACCATGCCTCTGCTATCACGCTGTCTGGTCAGTTGGCCATTCGTTGGATTGAGAAGAAGATCAATATATACTTAAATAAGTTGTTCAAAACGAATGAGGTTGATTATGTCCTGGCATGCGATACGGACTCGATGTACATTACTCTTGATAAATTGGTCTCTACGGTGTTTGCTAACCGAGATAAACCTCCGAGTGACAATGAAATCTCAAAGTTCCTGGATAAAGTATGCAGTGAGAAAATTGAACCTTACATTGATAGTTGCTACCAGGCACTCGCTGATTACGTTAATGCATTTGATCAGAAAATGAAGATGAAGCGTGAGGCAATCGCCAACAAAGGTATTTGGGTTGCCAAGAAGCGCTACATTCTAAACGTGTACAACAATGAAGGTGTCGAGTACGCAGAGCCCAAGTTGAAGATGCAAGGCATCGAAGCAGTTAGATCCTCTACTCCTTCTTCGGTACGTTCAAACATTAAGAAGTCGCTGTCTATTATTATGAATAAAGATGAGAAGACTCTACATGAGTTCATTGACACCTTTAGAGTTGAGTTCAACAAACTTCCGTTCGAAGACATTGCATTTCCTCGGGGTTGTAAAGGTGTCAATAAATATACGGATGCAAGTCAAATTTATAGGAAGGGTACACCTATCCATGTTAAGGGTGCTCTTCTCTATAACAAGTTGCTTGATCAGAAAAATCTGGGAAAGAAGTATCCTAGAATCTCGGAAGGCGATAAAATCAAGTTCGCTTACTTGAAGATGCCTAACCCGATCCATGATACTGTAATCTCAGTTCCTAGTGTGATGCCCAAGCAGTTGGGCCTTCAAAACTATGTTGACTATGATATGCAATTTGAAAAATCTTACCTTGATCCGCTTAGAAATATTCTAAGTGCTATTGGATGGAATACTGAACAAACAATCACTATAGAGGATTTCTTTTAATGAATGACGATTACGAATTAGGTTACAGAGACGGATACAAAGATGGAGACCGTGATGGGTTTGCTCGTGGATGGCATGAGGCAATGCGAACTGTAAATGATGAGAAGCCAAAGGTTCCACGACCACAGCCTATTGATACAGATTCCTAAGAGGATACTATGGCTGTAAAATTAAATGAAGAAGATGATTTTGGATTCTCGCTTGTTAGTGAAGCAGAATTAAAAACAATCGAGTCGCAGCTCGCTGAAGAACTAGCACAGCAGCAAAAGACGGCGGCAGCGAAAGCGGCAGAGGCAGCACAATTAGCTCAAACGGTGCAGATGACAAATGCACAGGCACAGGCAAAATTAGATGGTTTAGTCAAAATGATAACACCACTGATCAATAATTTGATGCTTGATCCTACGAAAGAATATGTGTACTGGCCTGATCGTGCTGCTAAGATGAAAGCATTTAAAGCAAAACTGGATGCATATTTAAAGCAATGATCAACTACATAGCTCTATTAGTAGCATTAACACTGTCTGGTGTTGCAGGGTGGTATTCAATCATAGGATTGACTGCCATCTTTTCTGCTTCATTTTGGCCTGTTGTTATTATGGGCACATCACTTGAAATTGGCAAGGTTGTCACTGCATCATGGTTGTATCGCAACTGGCATATAGCTCCACGAGTTATCAAGTATTACTTGACAACTGCTGTCATCGTTCTTATGTTCATCACAAGCATGGGTATCTTCGGATTCCTATCAAAGGCACATATTGAGCAAACAATAAGCACTTCTGATAACACTGTTCTAATACAACAGATAGATTCACGAATAGAGCGTGAAAATAAGAAGATTTCAGACGCAAACATTGTTATTCAGCAACTAGATAACTCTGTAAAGGTTCTTCAGGACGCAAACCGTATGCGTGGCAAGGATGGTGCTATTGCCGTTAGAGAAAAGCAAAAAGAAGAACGTGCTCAGTTACAGGCAACCATCGATGATGCATTAAAAGCAATTGATGTTTTGCAAGATGAAAAAACAAAACTTTCTGTAGAACAAACAAAACTAGAAGCGGAAGTAGGACCGCTCAAGTATATCGCTGAGTTAATTTACTCAAATGCAGATAAGAATCAATTAGAAGCAGCAGTTCGATGGGTCATTATTATACTTGTTATGGTGTTTGATCCTTTGGCAGTTCTTTTATTGATCGCTGCAAATATCGGTTTACAAAATAAAAGACCTATGATACAAAAAACTATACTCCCTGCACCTGAGAAAAAGCGTGGACGTCCTCGCAAAAAAGGTACTGTTGAGATTGATGAAAATTCCATAATGAAATTTTAATGAGGTACCAATGTCACTTAGAGATAAGTTAATCAAAAACAGCACAATCGAATTTACGGATACACTAGCAGACAGCAAGATTTTTACGAAGAAGGATATGATTCCAACTTCGGTTCCGATGATTAATGTTGCATTGTCAGGATCTGTTGATGGTGGTATTACTCCCGGATTGACTATGCTTGCAGGACCGTCAAAGCACTTCAAGACAGGTTTCGCATTGCTTCTCGCTGCTGCATTCCTTAAGAAGTATAGCGATGGTGTTATTCTTTTCTATGATTCCGAGTTCGGCACACCACAAACATATTTCCAGTCATACGGCATTCCGTTTGACGCAGTTGTCCATACGCCGATCACTGATATTGAAGAACTCAAGTTCGACATTATGAAGCAGATGAAGGAACTGCAGCGTGGCGAGCATGTTATGATTGTGATTGACTCCATTGGTAATCTTGCTTCGAAGAAGGAAGTTGAAGATGCGCTTGAGGAGAAGTCAGTCGCCGACATGTCTCGTGCAAAGCAGTTGAAGTCATTGTTCCGTATGATTACTCCACACCTTTCTCTCAAGGATATTCCTATGGTAGTGATCAATCACACCTACAAGGAAATCGGTTTGTATCCTAAGGATATTGTCGGTGGCGGTACGGGTTCATATTATGGCTCCGATAACATTTGGATCCTCGGTCGTCAGCAGGAAAAGGATGATAAGGAGATCAAGGGTTATCACTTCGTCATCAACATTGAGAAGTCACGTTATGTCAAGGAAAAGAGTAAGATTCCTATCACTATCTCATATGAAGGCGGTATAAACCGTTGGTCGGGATTGCTTGATCTTGCAATCGAGGGCAATTACATTGCAAAGCCAAAGACAGGTTGGTATGCGCTTGTTGATCGAAATACAGGTGTGATTGATTCTAAGAATATGCGTGCCGCAGATATTGTTGATAACAAGGAACTGTGGATGAAGATCTTCAAGGAAACCGATTTCGCTGACTTCATTAAGAAGAAGTATTCGTTGTCTACAGGTTCAATTATGCAGGATGAGGAGGATGTGAATGAGGATTGAGAAAACGATTCTTTCGAATCTAGTTTTCAATGAAGATTTCACACGCAAGACACTTCCATTCTTACAGATAGATTACTTTACTGATTATACTGAACGTACATTATTTGATTTGATTGATACGTATGTAAAAAAGTATAACAAGATTCCTTCTAAGGAAGCAATATCAATTGATCTATCAAACCGTAATGATATTAATGAAGATCATTTCAAATCGTGTAAATCTTATATCGATGAATTAGATATTGATCCATTAACACAATCGGATTGGTTACTAAATCAGACAGAAAAGTTTTGTCAAGACAGAGCAATTCACAATGCGATCTATGAGAGCATTAAGATTCTAGATGACAAAACAGGTGCGAAGGCAAAGGGCTCTATTCCAAAGATCCTATCCGATGCACTAGCAGTTTCTTTTGATAGTAGTATTGGTCATGACTTTCTAGAGGATTATGGTCCTCGCTATGATTTCTATCATATGAAGGAGAAGCGAGTACCCTTTGATTTAGAATACCTAAATAAGATAACGAAGGGTGGTTTGCCAATCAAGACGCTAAACGTTGCGTTGGCAGGCACTGGTGTAGGTAAATCATTGTTTATGTGTCACTGTGCTGCAGCGAATCTCACTGCAGGACTAAAAGTGCTCTACATAACAATGGAAATGGCGGAGGAAAGAATTGCTGAACGTATTGATGCTAATTTGCTTAATACTCCTATTGACGAGTTGGAGTTGTTACCTCGTGACGTCTACGAGAAAAAAGTCACTCGGGTACGTGAGAAGACAAACGGTAAACTCATCATCAAGGAATACCCAACAGCATCGGCAGGATCGGCAAACTTCCGACACTTACTAAACGAACTGAAGATCAAACGTGATTTTGTTCCAGACATTATCTATATTGATTACCTCAATATTTGTTCTTCATCTCGTATCAAGTTTGGTGCTAACGTAAATTCGTACACATACATCAAAGCGATTGCAGAAGAATTGAGAGGTCTAGCAGTTGAGTTTGCAGTTCCTATCGTGACTGCGACACAGACAACTCGTTCAGGTTATTCTAACTCAGATGTAGAACTAACTGACACTTCCGAGTCGTTCGGTTTGCCAGCGACTGCTGACTTTATGTTTGCTCTTATTTCTTCGGAACAACTGCAGGACCTAAATCAGATCATGATAAAGCAGTTGAAGAATCGTTACAATGATCCTACTATGTACAGAAAGTTTGTAGTAGGGGTTGACAGAGGAAAGATGAGATTGTATGATGTAGAACAGAGTGGTCAAGAAGATCTACTTGATAGTCCTGTGATGGATAACACACAGTTCGGTGAACAGGACTATGAGAGATCCAAACCAAAACCAAAGTTCAATCGTGACATATTCAAGGAGTTTAAGTGATGGGTTACCGAGTTATTGAGAATGAAAAGGTATTTGAAGTAGTCGAACACCGCACTGAAACTAAGGAACAGTACACAATTAGACGTTTTAATAACAAGGATGATGCAAAGCAGTTCTCAAAACGTCTTAATTTGGGTGGGGGA